ACCGAATTTTTGCGCGCGCAGGTTTTGGGGGAGGGGGGGGTGTACCTCGGGGACGTGGCCCAGGGCCGCGGCGTGCGTGGAGGGTCCGACTGATGGGCGCGCGTGGGCCGACGGCCAAGCCCGTCGAGCTGAAGCTGCTGGAGGGCAACCGCGGGAACCGTCCGCTCAACCTCAACGGCATGTTCCGGCCCGAGGTCGGCGCTCCGACTGCTCCGTCCTGGCTGCTGCCCGAGGCGAAGAAGGCCTGGAAGCGCCTGTCGGTCGAGCTGATCCGCTACAACCTGTTGAGCAGCGTCGACCGCGACGCGTTCGCCATGCTGTGCCAGACGATCGGCCGCCTGGAGCTGATCGAGCGCGGTCTGCTCGCGCGCCAGCGCACCGCCGTGAGCAAAGGTCTCGACCCGATCGAGGCGATGCTCGACAAGACGCCAAACGGCCTGCAGGTCCAGGCGGCGGCCTATCAGCTGCTCAAGCGCGAGCAGGCCACGCTCTGGACCATGCTCAAGGCCTTCGGCCTGCGCCCTGACGCGCGCGCAGCGGTGCAGACCGGCATCCGTGCCCAGCTCACCCTGTTCGAGGGTGGTCAGGGCGCCCAGCAGCCCCTCGACGGCATCCCGCCTGCGGCGCCTACCGATCAGCCTGCGGCCCCTGCGCCCGCCCCGGCCGACCTGCCGGACAGCTTCGGCAGCTTCTAGATGGCGACCGCCGACGACTACTTCCGCCGCGCCCAGGCCTACGCCCTGCGCGTGACCTCGGGCCAGGAGACCGCCGGTCGCCTGGAGCGCCTCGCCTGCGCGCGCTTCTTGCGCGATCTGGAGCACCAGGGCGCCGATGACTTCCCCTATCGGCTGGACATCCAGGCCGGCGCGCGAGCCTGCCGCTACCTGGAGCTGCTCCCGCACATCAAGGGCGAGTGGGCCAAGCCCGTCTACATCGACGGCCGCCTGCAGTACGCCAAGCTCCGCCTGGAGGACTGGCAGATCTTCGTCGAGCTCCAGCTGTTCGGCTGGCGCCACATCGAGACGGGGCTGCGCCGCTTCCGCCGCAGCTACGAGGAGGTCGCGCGGAAAAACGCCAAGAGCACCCGCATCGCAGGCCGCATGCTGTACCTGCTGACCGCCGACGGCGAGGCCGGCGCCCACGTCTACAGCGCAGCGACCACCGGCGACCAGGCGCGCGAGGTGTTCGACACGGCCCGCAACATGGCGCTGCGTGAGCCGGATCTGCTGGCCCGATTCGGTGTCGAGGTCGGCAAGCACGACATCACGCTGCCGACCGCAGCGAGCAGCATGAAGCCCCTCAACGCCGAGGGCAGCACGCTGGACGGCCTGAACATCCACGCCTGCAGCGTCGACGAGCTGCACGCGCACAAGACCCGCGCGGTCTGGGACGTGCTGGACAGTGCCACCGGCGCGCGCAGCCAGCCCCTCATCTGCGCCATCACCACCGCCGGCTTCGATCGCTCGGGCATCTGCTACGAGCTGCGCGACTACACGATCAAGGTCCTGGAGCGCCTGGTCGATGACGAGACCTGGTTCGGCGTGATCTACACGATCGACGAGGGCGACGTCTGGCACGACCCGGCCGTGTGGCGCAAGGCGAACCCGAACCTCGGCGTGAGCGTCAAGCTCGACGACATGGAAGCGGCCGCGCGCAAGGCCCAGGCTCAGCCCGCCAGCCAGGCCAACTTCCTGACCAAGCGGTTGAACGTGTGGGTCAGCAGTGCCAGCGCCTGGATGGACATGGGCGCGTGGGAGCATGTCAGCGACCCGGCCCTGACGCTGGAGGACTTCCGCGGCGAGCAGTGCTGGATCGGCCTCGACCTGGCCGAGAAGCGCGACTTCGCCGCGGCCGTCCTCGTGTTCACGCGCGGTGCAGACGTCTACGCATTTCCCCGCCTCTACCTGAACGAGCACGCCATCGAGCAGTCCGGCAACGCGCACATGCGTGGCTGGGCGACGTCCGGTCACATCGTGATGACCGAGGGCCAGATCACCGATTTCGACCTCATCGCCGACGACCTGCGCCGCTGGTGCCTGGAGCACGACGTGCAGGAGATCCCCTATGACCCTGCGTTGTCGCGTTACTTCGCGTCCAAGCTGCTGGAGGAGGGATTGCCGATGGTCGAGGTCCGCCAAGCCGCCGTCTTCTTCACCCAGCCGGTGATCCAGATCGAGAACCTCGTGTTGGAGCGCAAGCTGCACATGCCGCCGAATCCGGCCTTCGACTGGATGGTCAGCAACGTCGAGGTCAGCACCAGCAAGTTCACCGGCCTCAAGCACCCGGGCAAGGCCCGTGACGAGCTCAAGATCGACGGGCCGATCGCGCTGATGCTGGGGCTGGGACGGGCGATGGTGGGCGGTGCGGTGAGCGACGACACCCACGACGAGGCCGTCGTCGACCTCGGCTCCTACTGATCATCATGAGCCTACTCGACCGCATCCTCGGCCGCCAGGCGCTCGCGCCCGTGCAGGCCCCGACGCTGCCCCCCGCTGCGGCAGACTCTGCCCCCCGGGCTCAGGCCCAGGCCCAGGCCATGAGCCTGCAGGACTTCGCCCCCATCCACGCGTCGGCCACGACCGACAGCCACCCGAACGGCAGCCTGACCATGACCGAGGCCATGCGGATGGGCCTGTTCGGCGACATGAGCGGCTACGCGGGCGTGCCCGTCACCGACACCACCGCGACCCAGGTCGAGACCGTGTTCGCATGCCTCACCAAGCTGGGCGGCGTGGTCTCTCAGATGCCGCTGCGGCTCTACACCGAGGCCGAGAACGGCGACCGCCTGCCCGCCACCACGCGCCCGGCCATGTGGTGGAAGCTCAACGAGAGCCCGGCCGATCGCTGGACCGCCGCAAGCTGGCGCGAGTGGATCGTCCGCTGCGTGATGCTGCGCGGCGACCAGTGCACCGAGATCCTGCGCCGCGGCCCTGAGGCCGTGGGCCTGCGCATCCATCACCCGGATCACGTCAGCTGGCGCCTGGTGGATGGCCGGCTGGTCTACAGCTGCATCGATCCCGAGACCGGCCGCGTCTGGGGCGTCGACCAGGACGACATGCTGCAGTTCTCGGGCTTCGGCTTCGATGGCGTGCGCAGCATGTCGGCCATCCGGCACGCGGCCCGAAACGCCATTGGCAACAGCCTGGCAGCCGCGCGCTACATGGGCAAGACGATCGGCGAAGGCGCCATGCCGCAGCTCGCCCTGAAGTTCCCGAACAAGCTCACCAAGGAGCAGAAGAACGACATCCGCGAGTCGTTCGTCAGCGTCTACGGTGGCGGCGAGGGCCGTCGTCTGCCGCTGGTGCTGGCCGAGGGTGCCGACGCACGCGAGCTGTCCATCGACCCTGTCGACATGGAGCTGCTCGCCGCGCGCAAGATGGACAAGCAGAGCATCTGCGACGCCATCGGCGTGCCGCCCATCATCCTGGGCGACAGCGAGAAGGCGAGTTCCTGGGGTACTGGCATCGAGCAGATCACCCTCGGCTGGCTGCGATTCAGCGTGATGCCTCATGCCGTCCGTTGGGCGCAGGAGATCAACCGCAAGCTCTACCGGCGCGCCGGCATGGCCTACGCGTTCGACCCGGCCGCCCTGCTGACCGGCGACAGCAAGGCGCAGGCCGACTACTACCGCGCCGCGCTGGGTGGCCCCAGCACCGGTGATGGCTGGGTGTCCGTCAATGACGTGCTGCGCGCCCTCGGACAGCCGACCCGCCCCGAAGCCGAGTACGACCAGCCGTTCCGCGCCCAGCGCGGGACCACCACCACGACCACCACCAAGCCCACCCCATGAGCAAGCGCCTGCTGCAGCTGATGCGCGCCAACGCGCGCGAGACCGCCGCCCCCGCCATCCGCCTCGACGCCAGCGGCGACGGCCCGGCCACGGTCTACCTCTACGACGTGATCGACAGCTACTGGGGCGCCAATGCCGCGGAGCTGTCGAAGGCCCTGGCCGCGGTGCGTGGCCGTGATGTCGCGCTGCGCATCAACTCTCCCGGCGGTGACGTGTTCGAGGCGGTCGCCATGGCCAGCGCCATCGCTGCGCACGATGGCACCGTGACCGCCCACATCGACGGCCTGGCCGCGTCGTCCGCCACCCGCGTGGCCCTGGCCTGCAGCGCGGTGCAGATCGCCGACAGCGGGATGTTCATGATCCACCACGCGTGGACCTGGGCCTGGGGCAACGCGGCCGAGCTGCGCACCTCGGCCGACCTGCTCGACAAGGTCGACGGCCAGATCGCCAACGACTACACGCGCAAGACCGGCGCCAGCCTCGACCAGGTCACCGCCTGGATGGACGCCGAGACCTGGTTCACGGCGCAGGAGGCGCTCGACGCGCAGTTCGTCGACGCCATCACGGCCACCACCCAGGCCGCGGACAAGGCCACCAGCGCCGCCAACAGCGCGCGGCGCTGGGACCTGTCGGCCTACGCCAACGCCCCGAAGCCGCCGCAGCCGCCCCAGGACCTGACGGCCGACCTGCAGCGCCAGCACGCCCGCAACGCGGCCCGCCTGCGGCTGCTGAGCACCGTCTGACGCGCACCCCGCGCCAGTTCCCCGGCTGCGCTCGCAGCCATCCCCCAACGCTCTACACGAGGACCATCATGCCCCAGAGCATCCAAGCACTGCGCGAGCGCAAAGCCGACCTCTCGCGTCAAGCCAACGCCCTGCTCGCCGACAAGGGCGCGCAGGCCTGGACCAAGGACGACCAGGCCAAGTTCGACAACCTCATGGACGAGTCCGACCGGCTGGGCGAGCAGATCAAGGCGCACCAGCGCATGATCGATGCCGCGGCCGAGGACGACTTCGCCGACATCCTGCAGCAGGGTGGCAAGCCGCCGAAGGCTGGCCGCGGCGGAGCCGGTGATCTCTCGGCCCGCGAGGCTGTCGCCCTGTTCCTGCGCCTGGGCAACAGCGCCAGCCCGGAGCAGGTCCAGCAGATCCGCGCGGCGATGTCGACCACCACCGGCACCGAGGGCGGCTACACCGTCCCGACCACCATCGCGCGCGAGCTCATCGAGGCCCTGAAGGACTTCGGCGGCATGCGCGACGTGGCTGACGTGGTCACCATGGCCAGCGGCGAAGCGATCAGCTACCCGACGACCGACGGCACGGCCGAGGAGGGCGAGATCGTCGGCGAGAACGCCGCCGCCAGCTCGGGCGACATCACGTTCGGCACGGCCCCGTGGGCCGTCTACAAGTTCAGCTCCAAGAAGATCGCGATCCCCTGGGAGCTGATCGGCGACAGCTCGATCGACGTCGTGGCCCTGGTGCTGCGCCGCATCGCTCAGCGCATCGGGCGCATCCAGAACCGCATGCACACCACCGGCACCGGCACCGGCCAGCCCTGGGGCATCGTGCCGCGGTCTGCGCTCGGCAAGGCGGGCACCACCGGCCAGGCCACGTCGGTGATCTACGACGATCTGGTCGACCTGCAGCACAGCGTCAACAACGCGTACCGGCGCGGTGCGCGTTTCATGATGGCGGACAGCACCGTGAAGGTGATCCGCAAGATCAAGGACGCCGAGGGCCGGCCGATCTTCGTGCCCGGCTATGACCAGAGCAATCCGGGCGGTGCGCCGGATCGCATCCTGAACACCCCGATCACGGTCAACGACGACATGCCGGCCATGTCTGCGAGCGCCAAGTCGATCGTCTACGGCGACCTGAAGCTCTACAAGATCCGCGACGTGAACGGCATGGACATCCGTCGCTTCGACGACTCGGCGTTCGCGCTGAACGGTCAGGTCGGCTTCTGCGGCTGGCACCGCTCGGGCGGCAACCTCATGGACACCGCCGCCGTCAAGCACTACCAGAACAGCGCCAGCTGATCCAGGCGGGCCGGGCTGAGCCCGGCCCCTGTGCAGACGTCTACACCTACCGAGCATCATCATGGCCACGACCAAGCCCACCGCTGCCGCCGAGCAGCAAGCCGACGCCACCACGCCCGCCGCCGAGCAGCTGGAGGCCCGCGCCCTCGTCGACCTGCCCCACCTGGACGTCCGCGCGGGCGGCCTGCTGGTGGCGGCCGCCGCCATCGTCGCCCAGTGCGTGCGCGTCGGCGAGGCCGACGACCACCCCGACGCCATCGCCTACGCCAAGGCCCAGGCCCAGGCCTGACGCGACCCTGTCGCCGTGCGCCTGGCTGACCGGGCGCATCCGACAGGGCCACACGACCTGAGGACACCATGACCATCCGACTGCTCACCGACTATCCGTTCGGCCGCTACACGATCCCCGCGGGATCCATCGTGAGCGTGTTCGACTCGGTCACCGAGGCCGCTCTCATCGCCAGCCGCCAGGCCGCCGCCAGCGCCGCGGCCGTCACCTGGACCGTGCCCGTCGAGGTGCCCGACCGCAGCAGCCCCGCGGTGACCGGCGGCGCCATCGCATCCGCGCTGCAGCGCGCGTCCTCGGACGACCTGCGGACGATCCGATCAGCGGTGGCGGGGGATTGGAATCCGGCAGTCGAGCCCGCGACGGCGGGGCTGTGGAGTGCTGCCGCCCTGGCGGCTGGCGCTGTGGCGACGTGGGCGTCTCTGGTCGCAGACGGGACGACGATGGCGCAGGCGACGGCAGCGAGTCAGCCGGTCGCAGGGGTCGCGGGGGTCGCGCTGGATGGGAGCGATGACCACCTGATCCGCTCGTATCCGGGCGCGCGGCTGGTGCGCGCCGTGACGCTGCCGGACGGCGCGAGTAAGGCCGAGCCGGGTCAGGGCTGGACGTGCACCGGCATGGGAGCGGACCCTGATGACGGCACGTACTGGATCTGCAATCACGGTCGGCGTACCGAGCTGCTGGATACGGCCCAGCAGGCTCCCAGCGTCGTGCAGATCAGCATTGCCTCGGACGGGGCGATCACCATCCTCCGCGAGATCCTGCTGGAGCCCCTGGGTTGGACGGGTAGCAGCACGCAGGGCGTCGGCGTCACGCCCACGACCCTGTGGGTCAATCACACCCTGAACGGCACCTATATCGAGATCAATAAATCGACCGGCGCACTGACCGGGCGCGTCATCACCCCGTCCTGGGCTGGGTCTGGGTGCTCATACGATGCTGCTCGCGATGCGTTGTGGTGCGGCCAGAATTTCGGCACTGGCTCAGGGCTGGAGCTACGCCTGTGCTCCGACGGGTCGCTCGTCGCGGGGTCGCAGATCACTACCGGACTCAATGAGCAGGACTCGCTCAGCTACTACGGCCCAACGCGGACGCTGCTGATTTCGTTCGGCCCTACGGGCAGCCCTGGCAATGTGAGGGCCTATGACTGCACGACGACGACGCCTGTCAGTCTGGGGTCGATCGTGCTGACCGAGGAGGCCGGAGCCGTCGAGGGCATCTGCTGGGACGGCGGCACTCAGCTGCTGGTCATGTCTGATGGGTACTACCACCAGGGGCTGGCCGGGGGCAATCGCTGTCTCACGTACCAGATCGCGCCGCTGGTCAGCGATGTCGTCGACATCTACGGGGTCTGGTCGCTCGACGCTGCGACGAGCACCGACGCGGTGCTCGCTGTAGGCGACCCGGTGCAGAGCGCGAAAATCGGATTTGCGCTGATGACGACGGGCCGCACCAATCTGAGCGTCTGGGGTCAGACTGGCGAATCCGCTGCTACCTCGCGCGTGAGCTACTCCGCGACGGTGCCCAGCATGGCGCGCCCGCGCATCGTGTACGCGCGGCTCGACCGCACCGCGCAGCTCATCAGTCTGTGGATCGACGGCACGCTGATCGGCACGCAGGCGGCGACGACGTGGACGAGGCCATTCGCTAACGCCGGGACCGCGTACATCGGCCGAGCAGCCGACGCCGGCCGAAATCTCGACGGCACGATTCAGCGCCTGGGGTACAGCATGGGCGCGCTGGATCATCAGCGGATCGAGGGCTGGCTCGCGCATGAGTGCGGGCTGCAGGCGCAGCTGCCGCTCACCCACCCCTGGCGAGGCCGCCGGCCGGACTAATCCCATCCCCTGAGCGGTGCGCACGCACCGCCCACCCACACCCCATCCTGACCCATGACCATCATCTCCCGCACCGTCGCCGAGCTGGTGACGCCTGCCGTGGTCGCCACGTCCGCCCGCGTCGATGCGGACGATGCGGCGCTGATGGCCGAGCTGCCGCGGCTGATCGCCGCGGCGCGCGCCCAGGCCGAGCACATCACCGGCCGGGTCTACCGGCGCGGCGTCGAGCGCGTCACGCTGACGGGCTGGCCTGCGGCGTCTCAGGTCATCCCGGCCCCGGGCCCCGCGGACGTGGCCGTGAGCTACTGGGACGGCGCCGACTGGATCACGCTCACCGACGACCAGGCGCCTCAGTGGGTCATCACCGATGACGGCCTGGGCGTGCGCATCGCGCCGGCGGCCGGCCAGTCCTGGCCTACCCTGCAGGATGATGCGCTGGGCCGTGCCGTGCGGGTCGACGTCACCGTCGGGCCGGCGGTGATCGACGACGTGCCGGCCTGCGTGGTGCAGTACATCTGCGCCAGTGTCGCGGCCTGGATCGACCAGCCTGGCGCGATGGCCGGCCGGGCGCTCGACGCGCATCCGCTGTTCGCACGCCTGCTCGACGCCGAGTGGATCGCCCACGCATGAGCAGCCTGCGCACCCGCATCACGGTCCAGCAGCGCGCCGTCGGCGTCGATGCGCTGGGCCAGCCGCTGGACGCGTGGCAGGACGTGGCGGCCGGCATCTGGGCCGACGTGCGCCACACCAGCGGCGTGCAGACGGCCCAGCAGGGCGGCGGCGAGAGCTCGACCGTGCGGGCCTCGGCCCGCATCCGCCAGCGCGAGGGCCTGACGCCGCGCATGAGGGTCCTGATCGGCTCGACCGTCTACGACATCACCGCCGTCATCCCCGACCTGCAGACCCGGCAGCACGTCGACCTGACCCTGCAGATGGTGCAGTGATGGGCACCCTGACGCTCACCAGCAACGCCGCGGACATCATCGCGGACCTCGGCGCGTTCGCCGACCGTGCGGCCGAGGCTGCCCGCCCTGCAGCGCAGGCCATGGCCCAGGTGCTGTATGAGGCCGTGCGCGCCAACATCCGCAGCGACACGGGCACGCTCTACCGCAGCATCTACCAGGTGCACAGCCAGGACAACAGCGTGCCGGGCGGCCGCCAGACCTATCACGTCAGCTGGAACCACCGGAAAGCCCCGCACGGCCATCTCGTCGAGTGGGGTCACTACCAGCGCCACCTGGTCACCGTCGATGACCGCGGCCGCTGGATCACCCACGGGGACCAGCCTCTCGCGCACCCGGTGTGGATCCCTGGCCGGCCGTTCATGCGGCCGGCGGCTGACCGGTTCAACGCGGCCTATGAGGCGGGCCGCGCCGAGTTCATCCGCCGCGTCGAGGGTCGCACCGAATGAGCCTCGAATCCACCATCGTCGCCGCGCTGCAGGCCGCCGTGCCGGGTGCCGGCGTGCACCCGCTGCTGGCGCCTGACGCCCTGGCGCTGCCCTATGTGCTGTGGCAGCCGATCGGCGGCCGCTCGCTGGTGCCGATCTCCGGCCAGGTGCCGACCGAGCGGCATCTGCGCGTGCAGACGTCTGTGCACGCGGCCACGATGGCGCAGGCGCTGCAGATGCGCGATGCGATCGAGGCCGCGCTGCTGGGCCTGCCGCACCCCGTCACCTGCAGGCCCGAGTCCGAGCCCTACGCAACCGCGGAGGCTCAGCTCGGCATCTACATCCTGCAGCAGGACTGGACCATCACCGGGCCGCGCTGAGCGGCCACCACTGCCCCCTGGGGCGCAACCTGAGGAGCAATCCCATGGCATTCAAATCGGTCGACGGCTCGACCTTCTTCTTCTGTGCTGCCGCGCTCGGTGCGGCCAAGGTGGTCACGGCCATCAGCAATGCCTCGCCGGCCGTGGCCTCGTCGGTCGGTCACTCGCTGGTGGACAACGACCTGGTGCTCTACACCGGCAACTGGGAGCAGGCCACCGGCGGGCTGTTCCTGGCCGACCAGCTGACCGCTGACACCGTCGCGCTCAAGGGCCTGGACGCCCGCGAGACCATCGCCTATCCGGCCGGTGCCGGCGCCGGCACGCTGCAGAAGGTCGACACGACCAGCTGGACGCAGGTGCCCGGCTGGGAGTCGATCAACACCCAGCAGGGCAGCCCGCGCACGGCCACCGACTCGCCGATCGCCGCGGTGCAGGACAAGACCGTGGTGCTCGGCATGGGCGCGGGCACCATCGAGCTCAGCATCGCCTGGGACCCGACGGACGCCACCTATCAGCTGATGCTCGCGATGACCGCCGCGCGCAAGAAGGTGCCCATGAAGATGCTGGACACCGACGGCGTCGCGTCCTATGGCTACGGCACGATGATGACCAGCCGCACCCCGACGCGCAGCAAGGGATCGAAGGACCTCGTCTCGGTCTACATCAGCTTCCTGGGCCCGCTGATGGCCTACGGGCCCACCGCCTGAGCCTGACACCGGCGCCGCACCTGGCGCCACCCTGAGCACCGACCCGGCCCGCTTCTCTCCTGTCGCGGGGGAGGGCGGGTCGGGCACGGGCATTACCTCACCCGCGACCTGAGGACACCCATGACCAAGTCGACGGACATCCCCGTCATCACGCTGGGCCAGCGCCCGGCGTACATCGCGCACGACGTCATCGCGACCACGCAGGACGGCACCACCATCCGCCTGCCGGTGCTCTACACCTACCGCACCCGCCGCGAGCTGGGGGCGCTGCAGGACAGCCAGACCGCCCGCGCACGGGCCGAGGCCCAGGCCGCCATGGATGAGCTCCAGGCGCGCCAGGCCGCGGTCGCCGCCGCGATCGAGGCCGGCACGGATCTGCCGCCCGTGCCCGAGGCCGATACCCAGGCCGCGATCGAGGAGGCCGTGGTGCAGGCCACGGCCGATTACCTGATGCTGATCCTGCAGGGCTGGGTCCTGCCCACGGCGATGACCCGCGATGCCCTCGTCGATCTGGCCGACGGTGAGCCGGGCGTAGTGCGCGCCATCGTCGGCGACTACCGCCGGGCCATCACCGAGGGTCGGCGGGGAAACTGACGGCGGCCGCGCGGGCGCTGTGGACCCCCGCGCCCGAGCCTGACGACGGGCCGCCGAAGCCGTTCACGATCCGCCGCAAGCGACTGCCTCCGGCCGAGGTCTGGCCCGACCTGATGCCCGTCGTGCTGGTCTTCTCGCGTTTGCGCACTCAGTGGCACCACGGCATGGCCGGCCGCACGGGCCTGCGCTACCCCTCCGCCTACCCCTTGCTCGACCGCCTGCACCCGTCCGACCCTGACGCCTGGGATGAGGCGCTGGACGACCTGCAGACGATGGAGCGCGCGGCGCTCGACCTGTTCGACGAGCTGACCGAGGACTGACCCACCGATGACCACCGAAGAACGGAAGCTGCAGTACGGCACCGGGCTTGACCCGACCGGCATCCAGCAGGGCGCCCAGCAGGCCCAGCAGGCCATCGGCGGCATCGACAAAGCGGCCCAGGCCGCGGCCGCCGGCTCCAGCGCTGCGGCCGACAAGATGGCCCAGTCCTGGGACGCGTCGAGCCGGCGCCAGCGCCAGGGCACGGCCCGGATGATCGAGGAGCTCAAGCGCCTCGCGATCGAGGCCGAGCACGGGGGCAAGCGGACCGCGGCGTACTACGAGCAGATCGCGAGCTCGAAGGGCTACGACACCAGCAAGCTGCAGCCCTACCTGGACAAGCTGCGCGAGATCGAGCGTGCGCAGGCGGCTGCAGCCCAGGCGGGCGTGGCCAGCGCCGGCCAGACGCGCGCGGCCTGGTCCACGCTGCCGGCCCAGCTCCAGGATCTGGCGATCCAGATCCAGGGCGGACAGTCGCCGTTCACGGCACTGGCTCAGCAGGGGAGCCAGATCGTCGGCTCGTTCGGCGGAGTGCGATCGGCCGCCGCCGCGCTGGGCCCGGCCATCCTGGGGCTGATCAACCCGGCCACCGTGGCCGCGGCCGCGGTCGCCGCCCTCGGCATCGCCTATTACCAGGGCGCGGAGGAGAGCGCGGACTGGCAGCGCCAGATGATCCTGTCCGGCCAGGTCGCGGGCACCACCGCCGGCCAGCTGCAGGACGCCGCGCGCACCGTGGCCGCGCAGTCCGGCGCTACGCAGGGCCGCGCGTCCGAAGTGGCCGCGGCCATGGCCCAGCAGATCGGCATCGGGGCCGAGAGCGTGCGGCGTTTCACCCTGGCCGCATTGGAGATGGAGCGGGCCGGCGGCCCGGCGGCCGAGAAGACGGCCGAGGCGTTCGACAAGCTCGCCGACAGCCCGAGCAAGGCCGCCGCCGAGCTCAATAAAACGACCGGCTTCCTGACGGCCAGCCTCTACAGCCAGATCCGCGCGCTGGAGGACGTCGGCCGCACCACTGATGCCGCGCGCCTGGCGCAGGAGGCCTACAGCGGCGCACTGGAGCGGCGCACCCCTGAGATGGTCGGTCAGCTCGGCCTGATCCAGCGCGGATGGCAGGGCATCAAGGATGCGGCGGCGGGCGCGTGGGACTGGGCCAAGGACATTGGCCGGGCGAAGACCCTGCAGCAGGAGCTGGACGACATTTCGGCCAGGCTCGCCAAGCTACCGAAGCCCGGCGCCTATGTGCCGTTCATGTACGCGCAGGCCGTCAAGCAGGAGCGTGCCGAACTTGAGGCCCGGCAAGCGACCATCCAAGACACCATCCGCCTGCAGCGTCAGCAGGCCGAGGAGTCCGCCGCCGAAGCCGCCCGCGTGCAGGCCCGCGCGAAGTGGGCCGACACCGCCACCGGCTACCTGTCGAAGCAAGCGGCCCAAGAGCGCGAGATCGCCAAGGCCCGCGCCGAGGGCGCCGCCGCCGGCGTCACTCAGGCCGAGATCGAGCAGCGCATCACGGCCATCCGGGAGAAGTACGCCGAGAAAGCCCCGAAGGTCAAAGCCGCCGACCCGTTCACCGGCGAGCGCGAGGCCGCCCGCGAGTGGGCCGCCGCCTACCTGTCGTTCTCGTCGGCGGCCGACCAGGCCGAGGGCAAGGTGGGCGCGCTCACCGCCACCCAGATCAAGCTGGCCGCCTACCTGGAGACGCCCGGGTATCAGCAGATGAGCGAGCCGGCCCGCCAGCTGGCCCTGGCCCAGGCCTATGCCGCGATCACGGCCGAGCAGCAGGCCGACGCCATGCGGCTCACCGCCGAGCAGGAGCGCGAGCGCGTGCGTGTGCGCGACCGCCTGCTCGACAGCTACATCAAGGGCGCCGAGCAGGCCGCCACCGAGCTGCAGCGCATGGACGACGAGGCCCGCGCGCAGGGCATGGTGGCCGACGGCACCTACACGCTCGCCCAGGCCATCCAGGCCGTGACCGTGGCCCGCCTGCGCGAGCAGATGGCCATCAACGGCCCGATGCTGCCCGAGCAGCTGGCCGCCCTGCAGCGTGAGATCGACCTGCGCGAGCAGCTCATCACGTCGATCGGCATCCGGGACGCCGCTCAGAAAGAGCGGCAGGCCTGGGCCGACGCGGCGAAGGACATCAATTCCAGCCTCACCAGCGCGTTTTCCGATGCGTTCGACAGCGGCGGCATCAGCGGCAAGAAGTTCCGCGAGAGCCTGGAGCGCGAGTTCAACAAGCTGGTGCTGACCCCGACGATCAGCGCCGCCCTGCAGCCCCTCACCACGTCGCTGACGTCTGCACTCACCGGCGGGCAGGGCACGGCCGGGCTGACGCAGCAGACCTCGACGCTGAGCCAGATCATGGGCTGGGGCAGCACCGCATCCGGTGCGTCCAGCAGCGCCAGCGCGCTGTCGAGCTGGCTCGGCCTGGGGGGCAGTTCGTCGGCGGTGGCGGGCACGGGCCTGCGCGCAGCGGGCAGCACCTACGGCACGTTGGGCGCGTCCAGCAGCTACGGCACCATCGGCGGCTCGTCGGCCAGCCTGGGCGGTGGTGCGGCCGGCTCAGCCGGCATCGGCGCGGCCGGCGTCGCCACCATCGCCGTGGCCGCAGCCCTGCAAGCCTCGTCGGCCTACGACCAGGGATTCCGGGCCGCGCAGGCCCGCCAGGTGTCGAGCAGCGCGCTCGGCGGACTGATGGGCCCGGGCACCTACTTGATGGGCGGGCTGCAGGCCGACCTGTCCAACGGCCTGGAGAAGCTCGGCCTGTCCAGCAAGATGGCCAACATCCTGAGCGGCGCCTCGCTGTTCGCGAGCGTGTTCGGGCGCGCCGCGCCCGTGGTCACCGATCAGGGCGTCACCGGCACGCTGTCGGGCGCCGGGTTCGAGGGCACGGCCTATGCGGACGTCCTGGAAAAGGGCGGCTGGCTGCGCTCCGACAAGCGCTACACGCTCACGTCCGAGGCCGACAGCGAGATCGCCCAGCTGCTGACCGACTCAGCCGCCAGCGTGCTGGACCAGACCACGGCCTACGCCGAGGCCCTGGGCCTGGGCACGTCCACCCTGGCCGACGTGTCGACGTCCATCCGCGTCAGCCTGGGCACCGACACCGAGGCCAACAAGACGGCGCTGCTCAACGCCATGACCGGCTATGCCGATGACCTGGCGGCCGGCTACTCCGACACCCTCGCCCAACTCGCCACCTACGGTGAGAGCGCCAGCGACACGCTCACCCGCGTCGGCGAGTCGCTGACCTCGGTCAATGACATCCTGCAGACCCTCGGCCAGCAGGCCCTGGCCGCCAGCGTCGACGGCGCGGCCAATGCCATCGCCCTGCAGGACGCATTCGGCGGTGCAGACGCCTACACCACCGCCGCCGGCACCTACCTGCAGGCGTTCTATTCCGACATCGAGCGCGCGGCCCTGCTGCGGGCCCAAGTGGCGGAGGAGCTGCAGGCCGTCGGCATCACCGCGCTGCCCAGCAGCAAAGCCGCCTACCGTGAGCTCGTCGACGCCCAGGACCTGACCACCGAATCCGGCCGCACGGCCTATGCGACGCTGCTGACGCTGTCGAGCGCATTCGACACGCTGTCCCAGTCGGTCGAGACCGCCACCTCGGCCCTGGCCGACGAGATCGCGCGCCTGCGCGGCGAGACCACCAGCAGCACCGGCGCCAGCCTGGTCGCGCTGCAAGCGCAGTTCGCCACCAGCACCGCCGCGGCCCGCGCGGGCGATGCCACCGCCCTGGCCGCGTTGCCCGAGCTGTCGCAGGCGATCGACGAGGCCGCGGCGGCCAGCGCCTCCAGCGCGCTGGACCTGCAGCGCATGCGTGCGTGGCTGGCCAGCAGCCTGGAGGGCACCACGGCCGCCGTCGGCAGCTACACCGCCGACACCGCGCTGACCTCGGCCGCCGACACCGCCGCGGCCACTGCATCCAGCGCCGCACTGGCCGCCGATCAGCTGGCCGAGCTGCAGGCCCTGCGCGAGCAGACCGCGCAGCTCGTGTCCGCCCAGGCCACCAGCGCCGCGCAGCTCACCGCGCTGACCCGCCTGATCGACCGCCTGAGCGAGGGCGGCGACGCCCTGCGCACCACCATCGCCTGACGCCCCGCCTGACGCCCGACATGCGCTACATCCGCCCCGTCACCGCCACCGAATCCGTGCTGGTCGACAGCACCATCGTCGAGGACGACGCGCCCGCCTGGGTCTCCGGCGGCACCTACGCGGCCGGCGCCCTGGTGCTGTACGCCCACGCCGTGTGGGAGTGCCTCGCGGCCGTCGCCGGCAGTGTGCTGGCCCCATCCGCTGATGACGACCACTGGGGCCGCGTCCGCAGCTCGCGCCGCTGGGCGATGTTCGACGAGGCCGTCGGCAGCTCGTCGCGCGCGACCGGCGGCATCATCGTCCGCCTGCAGCCGGGCGCCGTCACCGCTCTGGCCCTGCTCGACGTCTCCGGCGTCACCGAGGCCGTGGTGCGCGTGCACGTCGGCGCGACGATGCTGTCCGAGCGGGCCCTCAGGCCGTTCGGTAGTTGGCTGACGGGATCGGCGATCAGCAGCTGGTACGCGTGGTTCTTCGGCCGCCTGCAGTCCCGCAGCAGCTGGATCATCGATGACCTGCCCGGCCGCAGCGATGCCACCATCACCGTCGAGCTGACGGGCCCCGGCATCGTCAGCATCGGCACCCTGGCCCTGGGCGACATCCAGACCGTGGGCACGCTGCAGACCGAGCCCACGCTCAGCCTCGTCGACTACTCGACCACCACCACCGACGCCTGGGGCGTCATGACCATCAGCCGGCGCGGCTACGCGCGCAAGCTCGACTGCCGCGTGACATTCGAGGAGGACCGCACCGCCGAGGTGTTCGAGGCCCTGGCCGGCGTGCGCGGCACGCCCTGCGTGTGGATCGGCGACGCCGACCGGCCCGCACTGATCGCCTACGGCCTGATGCGCGAGTGTTCGCTCGTGATCCACGGCCGCGTGCTGTCGGTGCTGGCGCTGCAGATCCTGTCCCTGGTGCGGGATGCGGCGGCAGGGGTGGTCGATGATGGCGTGACGCTCGACGCGCTGAGTGCGCCGGATGCGCCGGTCGTCAGCAGCGTCACCGCCACCAGCGCGACCGTGACCTGGCCGGCCCTGCCGTCGGGCGCGGTCGCGATCGAGGGCCGCATCGGCACCGGCGCGTGGACCCCGGTCACCCCAGGCGCCGCGCTGCC